TCTCAGTTAAGAAGCACTTTCCAGGCCTTGATATTAGATTCCTTTTCATGCGAGCTAATACAAGACTCACTAAGTCAAAGAACTCCATGACCTATGGAGCTTGGGCAACTAAGCACGGCTTCATCTGGGCGGAAGGGGAACACATCCCCGACGCTTGGTACAACTAAGGAGAACTAAGGTTTCGACCTGATGTTTTGAGTATTATTTCAGCAGTCCTCTGCCTAGCTAGTGTTATGCACTACGAAGCACGAGGGGAGTCACTCGAAGGCCGCATCGCTGTGGCCTCGGTGGTTCTTAACAGAGTAGATCACGAATCATTTCCCGACAGTGTGTGTAACGTCATAGCCCAACGAGGACAGTTCCCTTGGTACGGACGCAGACCACTCACCTTCGGTAATCAACGACAGCTAGCAGAAGACATCCTTGAGGGACGTGTCCGACGGACGGTCCCCGGTTCTTGCTACTTTAATGGAGGCTCTGGCCTCAACGGGCTGAGGCCTACAACACGAATTGGTGGACATAGATTCTATGCCTGTTAATGACAGTAAAACACTATTCATCGACATTGAATGGGCACCGGCTACGGCCTACGTCTGGCGAATGTGGGATGAAAACGTATCACCCGACCAGCTTATCGACGAAGGCGGTATGCTTTGCTTCTGCGCCCACTGGGGAGGCTCGAAGGAATACCTCTTCTATAATGAATGGGAGCACGGTCGTCTTGGGATGGCTCAAGCTGCCCTCGCCCTCTTGACTGAAGCGGACCAAGTAGTCACCTACAACGGAAACAAGTATGACATCCCGAAGCTTCGCGGTGAGATTCTTCTGGCCGGTCTTGATCCTTTTCCTCCTCTCACGAGCATTGACGTACTGAAGGTAGTGAAGAAGTTTGGCTTCGTCATGAACCGTCTGGCGTACATCGGCCCACTCTTAGGTGCAGGCAAGAAGGTCAAGCACGAAGGCTTCAACCTCTGGAAAGACGTTCTCGCTGGTAAGGCAACGGCCCAGAAAAAGATGACTAAGTACTGCATCCAAGATGTCAAGGTCCTAGTCAATCTTTACAACCGAGTCCGTTCTTTCATCGAAGATCATCCTCACACCGGAACCCACGCTCACGAGTGCGGTAATTGTGGCAAAGACACAACTCAGTCACGAGGCTATCGTCGCACTAAGATGTACAAGATTCAACGTATTCAATGTACAAGCTGTGGTGCGTGGCAGAGTGGCACAAGGACCAAGATCAAATAATGGAACAAACAATTTACGTTATCCGTCAGTCTGAGTCTGGTGACTACTACCTAGTCCCACTCGACAAGGCGGACTCTTTCTGGGAAGACGAGCTTAACCAAGAGGCGGACTACGCCACCTACGTTGACCTCTTCGACCTACAAATCTACGACTACGAGGTTTAATATGTACGGTGAGTTCACTAACGATGACCAAGCAAAGATTTCCAGCGGGGCAGTCAAGTATGACGGAGGCAAGTCTCCTGTCTTTCGGGGAGCACTCGATTACTTTCCACGAGCGATTGAGGCAGTCGCTGAAGTTTCCGCTTTTGGAGCTAGTAAGTACGCATGGAAGGGGTGGGAAGGCGTCGACGATGGCTTCAACCGATACTCTGATGCTATGGTACGACATGTTACCGCAGAAGCAAAAGGTCAACTTCTGGACCCTGACAGCGGACTTCTTCACGCAGCACACACAGCTTGGAATGCAAATGCGCGTCTAGAGCTTTTGATCCGAGAGAGGGAGGCCGGTGCCAGCACAGACTAAATCTAGTATCTCAATCGTAGGTGGTGACTTCTTCGATCTGCTTAACCCTGCTGGTAACGACTACGACATCGAAGTAATCGCTCATGCTTTAAGTCGTATCAACAGGTTTACTGGTCACATTGAGGCAGAGTTCTACAGTGTGGCAGAACACAGCGTCCTAGTCAGCGAAGCAGTGCCCGAGAAGTACGCCCTTGTCGGTCTGTTGCACGATGCCAGCGAGGCTTTCGTAGGTGACGTAGCGTCCCCGTTGAAGAAGCTCCTAGGTAAGGCGTACTCGGACATTGAAGACAGTATCCAGCTAGAAATTTCTAAGCGTTTCGGTCTTCCTTATCCGTACCCTGAAGAGGTTCACGAGGCAGACAAGCGAGTGTACTGGGCGGAGCGCCGAACGGTAGCACCCGGTAAGGATACTCTGTGGCATCAAGAACTCCGAAGCAGTCGTAAGGTCACCCCTGTTGGTTGGCCTCCGTACGAAGCTAAGCTAAGATTCCTTGATCGCTTCTATCAACTGACTACAGTAACAAAAGAATTGGAGAACCAAAACATTGGCTAAGACTAAGATGAGTTTCGCAGAGAAGATCAGTACGTGGAGTGACGACAAGTGTCTAGAAGCGGCTACAGCCCTACTCGAACGACTCGAACTAGATACCCGGTTCGCTATGGATGAAGACGGTTTGATCACACATCAGATGCTTCTCATCGGTTGTGGCGACAAGGTCATTGTCTCCGACCCTAAGCCTCTTGACTGGCCGCTGCAACGATTGCCTGTGCCTAAGACTCTCGAAGACCTGTGGAGGGACGCAGATGGTGGTTGATAACGTTTCTGTCTATGTAGACTTATTCGACAACGAACTAATCATTGAGTACCAGCCAGACAAGTCTGTAAAGATGGCGCTACCAGAAGAACAAGATCGTGAGATTGTCTCTCGTCTGATCCAAGACCCTAACTTCTGGACTCAATTTCTACAGAGTCTTAGCTCTGCTTTGACAATACAGAAAGGTAACTAATGGTAACGACTGACTCCTTGCGTGACATGCTGCTAGCTGACTTCGGTAGGGCCACGCTGGATGATCGCTACCTACTAAAAGGTGAGACGTATCAAGGATTGTTTAAGAGGGTAGCTGAGGCGTACGGGAGTAATCCTGAACACGCCCAGCGACTCTACGATTACATGAGTATGCTGTGGTTTATGCCAGCTACTCCTATCCTAAGTAATGGGGGGACTGATCGCGGTCTCCCTATTTCTTGTTACCTCAACCACGTAGAAGATAGCATGGAAGGAATTGCTAGTGTCTGGAACGAGAACGTTTTCCTTGCCTCAAGAGGCGGAGGAATTGGCACGTATTGGGGAGGAGTCCGTAGTATTGGCGAAGCTGTTGGGCGTAACGGTCATACGTCAGGAATTATCCCCTTCATCAAAGTCATGGACAGTCTCACCCTTGCTATCTCTCAAGGAAGTCTGCGACGTGGATCGGCAGCAGTTTACATTGACATCAGCCATCCTGAAATTGAAGAGTTCCTTGAGATTCGAAAAGCCTCAGGAGACTTCAACCGAAAGTCCTTGAACATCCACCACGGAGTAATGATTGATGACGCCTTCATGGCCGCTGTCCGAAGCGGGGATGCGTATCCTCTTAAGTCCCCGAAGACCGGAGATACCATCAAGGAAGTCGATGCACGAGCTTTGTTTGAGAAGCTCCTTGAAACCCGAGTTGCTACAGGAGAGCCATACATTGTTTTCTCAGATACCGTCAACAGGGCTGCTCCGTCGCATCACAAGAAGCTCGGTCTTAGGGTCACTACGTCAAACCTTTGCTCGGAAATTACTCTACCTACAAGTACAGATCGGACTGCTGTATGCTGCCTTTCTTCTTTGAACCTAGAGAAGTGGGACGAGTGGCGGAGTAACGACAAGTTCATCGACGATGTGATGGAGTTCCTAGACAACGTACTCGACGCGTACATCAACGAAGCCCCGCCAGAGATGGCTAAGGCTGCTCGCTCTGCTAGGGCTGAACGAAGTGTCGGTCTTGGTGTGATGGGTTTTCATTCATACCTACAGAGTCGTGGCATTGCGTTTGAAGGAGCACTGGCTAAGGGCATGAACATGCAGATGTTCAAGCACATTCACGGTAAGGTTAACGAGGCTGATCTTCGTCTAGCCACTGAGCGTGGTCCTTGTCCTGATGCACAAGAGGCGGGAGAGATGCGTCGGTTCTCTTACAAAACTGCCATCGCTCCTACTGCTAGTATCAGTATTATCGCTGGTGGTACAAGCGCGTGTATCGAGCCTATCCCTGCTAACGTGTACACACACAAGACCTTAAGTGGTTCGTTCACTGTGAAGAACAAGCACCTTGATGCAGTGATTAAGCAACAGCAATCTGCATTCGGTGGGTCTGGTAACGAGTGGACAGAGGCGCAATGGAGTAGTATTCTCGAACACGGTGGATCAGTCCAGCATCTAGATTGGATGACCCCTCTACAGAAGGCTATATTCAAAACTGCTATCGAGATTGACCAGCGGTGGCTCGTAGAGTTTGCTACTGATCGTCAACCCTACATTGATCAGGCCCAGTCGTTGAATCTGTACCTGCCTGCTGACGTAAACAAATGGGACCTGATGATGCTCCACTTCAAGGGATGGGAACAAGGTGTCAAGTCGTTCTATTATCTTCGGTCTAAGTCTCTTCAACGGGCAGGCTTTGCCGGTAGTGTAGCAGATGACAACACAATCGAACCACCACACGTCGAGGTCGTACCAACGGATTATGAAACATGCCTATCCTGCCAATAGTTGATCCCGAAGATCAGCATCTACTAGAGACTTATAAATGGTCTAAATTGATCAATCCTTTGTGTGACACTGTATACTTTACTACGACTATTCTCGGTAAAACTTACTATCTACACAGAATGATAGCAGGAGAGCCTGAAGGACTACAAGTAGATCATATAGACAGAGACGGGTACAACTGCACTAAACGCAACCTGAGGACTGCAACACAGTCTCAGAATCAGGCAAATAGAAGTGTGCAGAAAAACAGCACGACAGGGGTGAAAGGTGTGTTCCCGCACGGGGATCGGTTTCGTTCATACATTCGTGTCCGTGGTAAGCAAATCTGGCTAGGGTCTTTCGATACCGTCGATGCGGCTAAACAGGTATACGATAATGCAGCTAAAGAATATTTTGGAGAATTTGCATGTCAATAGGTCTGCTCACACCTTCGTCGGGGTATAAGCCGTTTCGCTACCCCTTCGCGTACAACTTCTGGCAAGTCCAGCAGAGGCTCCACTGGCTACCGGAGGAGGTGCCCTTGGGTGAGGACGTCCGGGACTGGGCGACTAAGCTCAGCGATCCCGAGAAGAACCTCCTGACGCAAATCTTCAGGTTCTTTACTCAGGCTGACATCGAAGTACAGGACAACTACCAAGAACGTCTGAGCACTGTGTTCAAACCGACTGAAGTCAAGATGATGCTGGCAGCCTTCGCTAACATGGAGACTGTCCACATCGCTGCTTACAGCCACCTACTTGACACTATCGGAATGCCTGAGGTTGAGTACTCAGCGTTCATGAAGTACAAGGAGATGAAAGACAAGCACGACTTTTTGACTCAGTTCAACGTCTCTACGCCAGAGGAGACTGCCGTTACGTTGGCTGTGTTCGGTGGCTTTATCGAGGGGCTTCAACTCTTTGCATCATTTGCAATGCTGATGAACTTCCCTCGATTTAACAAGATGAAAGGCATGGGACAGATCGTCTCATGGAGTGTGCGAGATGAATCACTACACTGTGAAGGAATTATCCGATTATATCACGAGTACGTTAGAGAGCAGTGGGGCGGTGGATTGCCAACTCACATCGGCGGACGAATTCGAAACATCTGCGAGACTATCGTTTCACTCGAAGATTCATTCATTGACCGAGCTTTTGAATTTGGCGCAGTCGAAGGGATGGGCCCTGAAGACATTAAGCGTTACATCCGATTCATCGCAGACTGGCGATTGGGTCAGCTTGACCTTCAGCCTCTCTACGGAGTAGCTGAGAACCCTATACCTTGGTTGATCCCGCTGTTAAATGGTGTCGAACACGCTAACTTCTTCGAGGCTCGGGCAACTGAATACTCGAAGGGTGCGACACAAGGCTCATGGAATGAAGTCTGGTCTCACTTTGATGAGCCCAGAATCTAGGCATAAAAATACCCCCTCCCGGCGATGTGCTAGGAGGGGGTTTTCTTTTATTCTACTTCCTGTAGGCCTAACGCCCACTCTCTAGCTAGCTGTAGTCTGGCAGTATTCTCTGCGCAGATTTCAGCATCAACGAATGGAATAGTTATTACGTCACTAGGAATGACGGGACTCGTACTGGGTCCGTCAACACCTGCGGGACTTCCACTCGGGGTGGGGGTAGGGGTTCCGCTGGGCGTACTTCGATTGGCGTAGCGCACGAGGCTAGCGTTGTAGCGAGCAAGCACGTCAGCAAGCTCAGCGTCAGTTTGTTCTGCACGTTCTCGATACTCCTGTTCAATCCTGTTCTTGTCTTCTATAGCTGCGG